ATAAAATCCGTTACCAGGAATGTCTTGCCTCCATGCAGTTGGAAATGGAAGCCCAGCGTCCAATGGTGAACCGTTTCTACAACACCGCGCTCGATTAGAGAACTGTCTGTCTCCATCTGCTGTTTCTTCCCATGTATTTAACAAAACCAATCTGTCTTTAAATGGCACAATAATTCGTGCACTCAAAACACGGTATTCAGGGGATGCTGGCAATGGAAGCAAACCGCCTTGATAGACAGGGCTAAAAGTCGTCCAATTTGTCCCATCCCAATACTTAATGTTATCGGTCTGATTAAAGTTAGTTACAAATAATAAATTAACATTGTTGGTCACACCTTTATAAGTGGTTGCCCAAAAAAACTGAGAATCAGAACCGGTCCATAAGCCAGAACCAGCCGCTGGTGGAAAAGGTCCGAGAACATCCCAGCCCGCAGCATTATATTGGTAGACAAACTGTGTATCAAATGCATAACAGGGCAAATCCATAATGTCATCATTGTTATAGTTAACAAATCCCATAACAGGTGCTGCTGGATAATAGTACACATTAGCATCAGCAGGGCCGTTAATAATGTGTACCCGGCCAGTTGTAGTATTATAGGTTCCAGTAGCACTTCCTGTATGCAACATGCCTGCAGGTACACCTGTAGCATAAACAGTCAGGAACTGTTCGGGAGTAACACCACTTGCATCAATACTAAACGCTTTTCCTAGAGTAGGATATGTGCCCACGGCTCCAGGGATAATCTGATCTAACTCAAAAGTCTTATTATTAATAGTACCGATCTTTAAACGCAACCGACTTGTCATAGGCGAACCGACAACGCCAGGCGGGTTTAAGTACCTTGCCCCGACTCTACGACGAATACGTCCTCTAAAGTTATATGCATTATTAAGTTGAGCGAAAGCTTGGTCTGACACTAACCACGGCAAAACATCTTTTTGCAAACCGTCGGTTAATGGTGCAATTATAAAACGATCCGTGGTTGCCATCTAGTATCCTATGACGGTGAAATATGCTGTTGTTGAGGGAGCTGTGGCATATTTAGTCGCATATGAAAGTATAAACATCGCAAGACCAGTTATACATGAACTATTCAATGGAGCAGCGTTGCCTACAGCAGTAATTTGCGAAGATAACACGGCGGTAAATGTTGGTCCAAAGCCAACATCGTTCAAGTTTATATCACCCTCTGTGCCTACAACTTTATTTATCCCATATTTAACTATGGCACCGCTTGGAAGATAATACCAACCTCCGCCTGTTACCGTGTTAACGACGCCTCCAGGAGGTGTGTAGTCAAATGTGACGCCTGATCTAACGCTTTCAGAAATAGGAACAGAAACACCAACATCACGTTTAAACCATAATTCTTTCAGCCCAGATGTTGCACCAACCTTACAAAAAAGCCCCACATTAGCAGCTGGAATAGTAGGGGCTGCTCCTTGGAATGGGAATTTAATAAGACCTTCATCTGGGTTAGTCATAGTGCCCAGGCCTACAAAGTTTGCATTAATAATTGGCTGCGTATCGCTTATTCGATCTCCGGCTAGCGGTGTATTCGCGGTATATGCCATGGTACTGTCTCCCTAAATGTTTCTATGTCTAAATAAAACTTTAAAAAATGTATCTTTTAACCATTTCAATGTAGCACGCACCACGTTTATTTCGGAATGCATTTGATCTGGAATGCTTTTCCCCTTACTTACACTTAAGTGGAGAGGAGAAATACAACAGCGCGTTTGGCACGTGCGTATAACACGGCGACCTTTAGGTACTTTTCCATTAAAAACAACATATGAAATATGATGAGGTCGATACACTCTGCCATCCCATTCAATAGGTCGTATAGGTATCCAGCAGTTTTCTGGGGTTCTATGCGAATAAAACGCTATAAAACATTTAATCGAACAAACTCCGGCTTGCGCCTTATCTCCTATTGGATTTCTACACGTACTACAATTCATGTCTTATCCTAACGGTCCTTGCCACGTGCCACCACATGTTCCATACGACTGATTACCATCAAGCTGCGATGAATAAATGGTGGCCGCTCGCTGAGTGGTCGCCTGTACAACTGTTTTTCTCAAACATAAAGATTCTTGTGTTTTAAGTTCAGGCATAATCTGCTGAACACTCTCCGTATCCATACGGTCTTCAAAGATCTTCTTGGCGCCGAGGTATGCAATGTATTGCCACCACTGGTCAAGATCTGGATGATCGCCGGCTGCAAGAAGAGCAACAGGTTGACGGTACGCTTCTATGTTTACTGCATAGGCTCCATCAGGAACAGATCTAACCGTAAATACTTTGTTATTAACGACTGCCCCATCAGAATCAATACGTGATTGATTATAATACAAAAGAGCGCTGGGTCTCGCAGCGGTATAAGGCTGCGTTTGAACCGTCACTAGTTCACCGTCTCCAGGAGCGGCTTCAAAGGTTATGCGATATGTCCCATCTATATAGTTAATACCGTCTCCGACCGTAGATGTAGCCGTAGATACGTTATAAAGATTAGACGTAATAATATTACCTGCAGTAGGACCATCTCTATAGGTATACGTATTGCTATTTGAGTCTGCTGCACTAAAGATTACGCTCGACTGAAGGATAGGAATATTGGAAAGAGTACCCGTAAATACTGTTTCAGCTCCATCGCCTGTTCCAATGGTTTCAATAAAGCTATTTTTAGGAAATGCACCATAAAAAACATCTTGGCTTTGGGTGTAAAAAGAACGCACGCCTGCAATATACAACGGTGTGTCTATAGTGACGTACCTATTCTCAAAATCATAGAGCGGATCATTTACATCAAGTGTTGTATCAACACGATAGGTGTCCAGATACTTTTGCGTATACCAGGTTACCGTCGTCCTAAGAGTTCTTACTCGAATGTGCTCAGGAAGATCATAGAGAATCGCCGTATTAATGTAATCATCAATCTGAGCAGTTGTTATCTGATCTTCTGAAGGAGACCTGGTTAGTCTACGAATCTTGGTTTCTATTGCTGTTAATGTTGCTGCCATGACAATCCTTTAGTAAGGCAAAACATTACGTTCTGCTTCGGTTAACATCTCGGCTACTTCGCCTACTGGAACCACTTGGGCTCTTATTTGAATTGTACCAGCAGGGAGAGAAAACATATCAAAACCTGTAGCATCCACTGGCATCGTAAACTCGGTTGCACTAATTACAGTAATTTCACCTTGAAAATCGTTTGCCTGTGTCATTCCATAGTTATGCGGAACTATAAGCTTGACAATAAGACCACTGGTATATAAATGATCTACATCAGTGGTTACCAACATAGGACTACTTTGTGTAATCCACGTTAGATACCTAAATGCAGGCTTAAAAGTTGGTTCTGTATAACTATAGAGTGACATACGACCCCTTAAAGTGGAGTAACTGTTACAATATCTGGCTTATTATCGCCTACATCGCTAAAATCAAGCGGCATAAAGCTAAATCGTTGGACTCTTCTACCAACAACTACGCTTGGCTTGCCGTTTTCGTCATGAGCGTGCTTATGCTCTGGATACGCACAATCATTGTTAATATGTTTGGCCAATGCTCGGGGTACTTCGTACACTTGGCCGTCTTTTAGGAGGTAATTTTGTACTTTATCTTGCTTATAAATTCTAAATGGAAACTCTATGGCCGCCCCCGGTACTTCATGGTTTCTAAAAATACCACGCACAGTTTTTGAATCTTCAAGCCAAAGCTTATACATGCGTTCTTCGTGTAGCTGTTTCTTGCTTTTTACTACTTTTGGAGCTTCTTGAGTCTCTGCTTGTGTTTTCTTTGTTTGTTCTGCCATAAATTCCCTTTTGAATTATAGATTATGGGGGGCGGGTTAGGCCCCCCGACTTAGTTCGAGTTATTCGTTGGTAACTGAGAATGATTTACCGGCTACCCAGTAAATGACTTCTCCATTTTTACCGGCTGGGCTATTTGCGCCAGTAGCCAATGACATACCAATAATTGATATGTTACGTTCTGCATCACCAAGGATGTCTCCGCCATAGGTCAACGCTGCTGCGGTGTCTTCACCGACAGGAACAATTTGAGGCCATGTTACAGGAGCATCTGTTGCCAATGGAACGTTGAACGCAGTGAACGCGCTAGTATCAATATCCACAGTAATTGTACTGGCCGAAACCGCAACAATACTACCATTGAGTCCATTAAGTTCGGTCATTGTACCGAGAGCTACCTGGCCAGGAATACGGAAGCTGACGACTTGTCCAACTGTATATCCATGACTTACAGTCATTGTAACCACTGCTTGAGTTGCTTGTGTAATGTTAGCAATGTAGCGCATGGTTGGATAAAATGATGGATCACGGTTTACAATACGATATGCACCAGCGGTACAGGCTGCACCCGGAGCTTGACTCATCGCGTAACGGACTCTAAAACTTACACCGGCATTAACAGTGTCAATTTCAAAATCAACACCACCGAGCTCTGACTGGCCAGTCATTGTATAAAGGCGAACAACACTGCCTGTAGCAAGGCCGGTAGTAGTACCGGTGTCATAAACAGGTTGCGGCGCGTTAGTTCCAGCAGTAATGACTCGAGATGCGCTTAACACTGGATCTGTCTGATCATTAATAAGTGTAAATCCACCCGAAGCCATTGCGTCTATGAGATTTACAGCGTTTGCAGCATTAGACTTTTTATACTCTATGCCTCTATCTGCGGGCATCCCACGTTGCCAGTAGTACTGTACACCAACAGCTGTTGTCTGATCGGCATCAGCGATTGTCCAGTTAATTACTCGCATCCAATCTACATCGGACCTTATTGCGAGACGCTCAGCGGTGCCATCGGCAGTAAACCTACCTTGTTGAAGAATTGTATTATATGACATTATTTCTCCTTATACCGAGCTGGTACACATTAAATTGCCAACCCAGGAGTCATTCTTGATTCTGCAGACTTGGGCCATCTTCCAACCTACAGAACAGTTTTGAGCCAATGGGCCGCCAACTATTTCTGGTGGTAGATAGATGAATTTCGCAGACGCGCCATCTTGTTTTACACAAGCAGCGGCTTCAAGACCAGCAAAAGTAATTGCATAAACATCTGCACCATTGAGAGAAGACGTTGGAAGAACCGCACCTTCTGTGGAGAGATGGAAACGCAAGTTACGTACCGAGCCCCATTCTGTTCTTAGAACATTCATAGGAGCAGGATACTGAGCAGCAGCAATAAAGCCATCAACTTTTTCAAGGTCAGGCTGTATTTTTGTAGATGCCAATGCTATGTATGCAGCACGAACTGGAGCTGTTCCAAATTTGTCTTCGGCTTCGATATTATCTTGTATGGTCCATGCATTTGCATTAAGCAATGACTGGATTGCTACGTCGATATCATCTGAAGTCAATTCGGTTGGAGAGTCAGCGTTGACACCACCGACGCAGTTAATACGTGCGGCTGATGACAAGAGCATATCTCTCATCAAATTATCTTCGGTCTGACGAAGAGAAACACCAAGACGCTTTGCAGCTGAGTTAAGAACTGAATCTTGGTTATTGAGCTGTACTTGCTCGTTAATGTAAATATATTGCCCGTACCAGCTTACTTTTGCATCAATATCAACACGCTCAAGATCAACTGCAGGAGGCGTTGCGCCAGATGTTCCCAGAGGAACTACAGATGCTGGAAGCGGGTTGTAACGTGAAAAGCGGAGTGTATTACCACCATTTCTTGGAAGTAATGCAGGATCAGCTATGTACTTATAAATAAAGTTTGGCGTAGGTGTAGAAAGTAATTTCAAGCTAAAAGTCTGCTGCACCTGAGGCGGCATACTTGTAGCTGTTACTATATTAGCCATAGATCACCTTAAAGTTAAAAAGTTGTACTTTAAAGTCTGGACGAGTGACCTTTACGTCCGTAGTGTGGGTGAGCGACGTCCCATTACGTTCTTATAGCTTGGATGAACGACTTCCAATTACGTTCTTGATAAGTATAATACCACGCATCAAGTAAATAAATCTATTGTTTAGATTTTCGAAATGTATGATAGGTCTCCGGCTGGATATAATCGTGAATCAGATCTTTCAATTCCTTAAAACAAGACGGACAATACATAAACCCGTCTTTACAGTATCCGGCCCTATCAATGTGCGAATACAAACCTGTTCCACGAAGTGAACAGCAGTCAACCTCTCTGTATATCGGGCTTTTACATTTGTGGCAGATGCCACGCGTCACTCTCACTATCTACTCTTTATGGCGTCATTCATTTCTTTAAGCAACGCTTTCTGCAATTCTGGCGTAAGATCGCCTGCATATGAAGCAGCCCTAGAAAGTGGCGTTCCACCTCTTTGTGGATGTAACGAAGAAAGCGAGCGGGGCTTCTGAGCGTTGAGCTGTGCTTGTTGCTTGTCTCGTTCATACGCATCAACCCCTGGAGCAGGATCAAGCGCTTTAATTAAACGGTATGCAAGCAACCCTTTTGCGTAAAGACTCTTGGCTTCCTGAACGGCTTGAGCACTATCCGGATCACTCATGCGAAGACGTTCTATGTTGTCTGCGGTAACCACAGAATCAATATCGGGGTATTTGGTACGCAGTTTAGATTCTTGTACCTGATCGGCCGCCTGATTGCGTAGTGAGCTAAGCTCACTTTGTAGTTTTTTAACGTGCTTCCATTCCACAAGATCAGAATCAGATAGCTCAGGTTCAGGTTGTGGTTGTGGTTGCTGGGGTTGTTGGGAACGCGCTTCAATTTCTCGAACGTAACGCTTGGTTAATTCAAGTTCGCGTTCTGCCATCTCTTTCTGTGTTCTCATATCCCTAAAGGCACGAGCTGCGGGAGTTTCTGGTTTTTCTTGCTCGGGAGTCTCTTCAACTATTTCTGCTTGGGATTGCTCTGAATCCTTTTGTACAACCTCTTGGGCTTCTTGCTCAGCATGGACAGACATGTCCTGGACAGATGTGTCCTGGACAGGCATGTCCTGAAGAGATTCGTTTTGCGTGTCATCAAACATCTTCTACTCCTGTGTTTTCAACAACTTTAAGTTCAATTTTAGGGGTTGCAGCTGTTTCGCCATTAAGCGTCATGGCTAAGCGTAGCAAGGTTCCATCGTAGAAATCAAGTATATCACTCAAAAGTTCTTTCTCTTCTTCGATAACTTGGAGAGCATGATCTCGATAACTTTTACATGCAGCTTCGTGTGGAAGAGCCCAGAGAAATTCTATTTTATCGTCTTGTTTATCATAACGATAAATTGCTTGATCAAAATCGGGGGTAGGACATGCGCGTGTTCCTGCAAAATAGTTCCTGAATACATTTTTCATGAGCGGTTCTTGCTTGGTGATTACACACACATAAAATCCAGGTTGATCATCAAACATCTTTTTATGTGTATTGACACATCCAAAGAGATTGTCCACGTAATCTTTCATATTCTGTCGCGCAAGTTCAACGGGATCCGTAGTATCTTGCGTCTTGCATGCCGCTTCCCTCGATAGTGCCCCTACAGTCTTTCGACTGTCAGTCTTCCGACTGCTTGTTTTTTTTTCTGTCATTATTACTTAGCCTTCTTTTTCTTATTCATTTTCTTCAAAGTGATGGCCAGATTCGCACGCTTGGCTGTTATTCCCTTACCCTTTGCTGCTTTTTTAAGCTTGGCTACAGGAATGTCCTTGCCTTTTTTCGCACCTAGTGCTTTGCGAAGAGAGCCTTTCTTTTTTGGATTAATAGCTCCCTGAATCCAGTTCTTTTTTGACTTCTTCTTCTTTGCTGCGGCCATGATAATCCTTTAAAAAGCGGGTGAGTGGAACAAAAGGGACTGAAACCACCCACCCTAAAAAACACTAGTAGAGATTTCTACTATTAGCCAAGCGCACCATCGAACGTTTTCGGAATGGGCATTTTAATATCCGCATTCAGAACACCGGCCGTTGAAGGGCGCCGCGGTTTCCGTTTCTTACGTTGACCTAATATTGTTTCAGCAATACGAGTTGCCTTTGTATTAGGTCGTGGTGCTGCTGGCATTAGAATGAACCCTTTGTTTTGCGATGGCGAAGCATTTCTGCATCGTCGTCTTCCTGCTCGTTCACACCAGCAATACCATCGTAAGGTGTACGTTTCACTGTGTAACCAGCTGAATCATAATCCTTTATTTTAACGCCACGTGGGAAAAGACCGTCTTCTGAACTGATCATTTCGTCACGGCTTGAACCAGATCCCTTGCGGAATGATTCTAGCATCCCTGAGAAGTGCTTATCATCGTTGTGATAGCGCTTTTTCATTGCTTTTTTCTTTGCCATGGTAGGCCTTTCTGTAGAAACTGAGGACGAATCCTCAAGGTATTACCTCTAACTACACAGAGGTTTGTGTTTACCCATACGGGCTATTTCTTTTCCACTTTCTTGAGCTTTGTATAATAATCCGGCAACTCATTCAAGTGTGCAAGCACAATCTTAGCTGTTTTTACCGGGTCACCCTTTGTAATATCTACATGCTCATGCTCAACTTTTAAACCTGCCTTAAACTGGGCAAGATTATATTTATTAGGCGTCTTGGTTACTTTTGCCAAGAGTTGGTTGGGGCTAAGCTTCTTTGGCTTTGCTTTTTTAACTACTTTTTTCTTTATAACTTTCTTCACATTGCACCCATAGTTGCTGATTGTACTTGAGTCGGTGATTGTTGCACCGGTGCCCCTCTAGACAGAGACTCACGCAAATTAGGCTGCTGCCCTATAATACCAGAAGGAGGAGAAGACTGGGGCACCGGTGTTTCTTGTGCTTTAACCATATTGGATAAAGCAATTAACTTTTCAACTTGAGCAATATCTACACTCTCAAGCTCTTTTAACGACTTAACTAAATTCAACAAGGCAATATCATCATCTTTAGCCGCTTCGTGCTTACGCTCTTCAGCAGAGGCAAGGTTTTCAGCAACCCGAGATGTACGTTCGTAATACAGACCAGTATCAGCAGCAGCCAACGCTTTAGAACGCTCGGTGCGTGATTGCACTTCAGCCATAGCAACTTGCTCCTGCATCTGCTGTTGACGTTGTGCTTGCTGGTTTTGTTTCTCTACAGCTTCAATAAGCTCGCTCTTGTTTTGGAGGGTCACAGATTCTAGCAACACTGAATCAGGAATTGGGATTCCAATT